AAGCCTGATTCGCTACCTGCAAATGGCTGGCCGCGTCCTGCGTCCGCATCCAGGCAAAGAGCGCGCACTGATCCTCGATCACAGTGCGACAGTGCAGAACATTGGATTCCCGACCGACGATTTCCCAATGGAACTTGATGACGGGAAGCCGAAAACCAGTTCCGGAAGCGCCAAGAAAAAGGAAGAGGAAAAGAAGCCGACTAAATGCCCATCCTGCACCTATCTGAAAAAGAACGGCGGGAAGTGTCCTGTATGTGGATTTGCTCCAGTCAAACCGAACACGATTGAGCATGCTGTCGGTGAATTGGTTGCACTGACCAAAAAGGAAAAGGCAAAGAAAGCGAAGCTTGATGGACTGAACAAGCAGCACGTTTATTCCGAATTGTTCCGAATGGGGGAGGAGCGAGGCTACAAGTCCGGATGGGTTGCTAACCAGTACCGAAACATATTCGGAGTATGGCCTCGTGGTCTGGAAGATGTTGGACGACCGCCTAGCCTGATGGTGCAAAACTTGGTGAAATCCGCAATGATTCGCTTCCATAAGGGGCGCAAATGAACGCGCTGAAACCGAGGACAAGTGAACTGGCTACCGGTAAATGGCCTGGCATCCTGGTTGCGTTGGGTGTAGATGAGCGATTCACCAGCAAAAAGCACGGTGCTTGCCCTTTCTGTGGCGGGACAGACCGATTCCGCTTCGATGACAAGGAAGGTAGCGGCTCCTTTTTCTGTTCGCAATGCGGCGCAGGAAAGGGCTTTGAATTCCTGATCCGCCTCTATGGCTGGTCATTCAAGGAGGCCGCTGCTGCTGTGGATCGTGTGCTGGGAACCGTCAAAGCTGTGGAGCGCACGAATGAGAGAACCGAAGCGGATAAGGTTGCCTCTATCAAACGAGTGCTGCGTGAGTGTAGGCCAGTTGTTCAGGGTGATCCGGTTTGGACATACCTGAACCATCGCACTGGTGCTATTGAGATTCCGCCTGACATTCGCTTTCACCCTGGCCTGTTCCATAGCCAAGGTGGCCAGCATCCTGCCATGATTTCCATCATGCGCGATCACGAAGGGCTTGGCGTGACTCTGCATCGAACATACTTGACAGCAGCCGGCGAGAAAGCAAGCGTCGATCCGGTCAAGAAGTTTATGGCCGGGAAGCGACTAAACGGGGGCGCTGTGAGGCTTTCAAGGGTTCAAAGCCACATAGGTATATCCGAGGGCATAGAAAATGCTATGGCGGCATCCTCGCGATTCGGTGTGCCAGTTTGGGCGGCAACGAATGCCGTGTTGCTGGAGCAGTTCATGCCGCCCACGGGAGTTCTGACGGTTAGTGTGTTCGGTGACACGGATTCATCATGGACAGGGCAGGCAGCAGCTTACAACTTGGCAAAACGTCTCACACGGGACGGATATAACGTTGAGGTGGTCATGCCGCCGAACTTTGACGAGGATTGGTGTGATGCTCGTAAGTAAGCAATTCCTGCGAGACTTTGCCTATATCGCGAACTATTACGGCTGGACAGATGCAGATGTTGAAGAAGTGAAGAAGCAAACCAGGGAAAGCCCAGAATTGCGGTACTACTGGTCTGAACTGGCAGCAGCACACAGAGCAGGATACCGGCAGACGAAGGAAAACAACTACATGCGGCTTGCTGAATGGCAGCAGCATCGAAATAACCCCGTCCAGCAAGAGCTGGCACCACAAGGAGAAGAGAAATGGCCTATTACAGCCTCTGGAGTCACGGAAAAGAATTCACCGACTTGATCGGGAAAACTTTGGCATCTGTGACTATCAATGAAGACAAGACAGAAATCCGGTTTGTTACTGATTCAGGTGAAACGTATTTCATGTACCACGATCAAGACTGCTGCGAAAGCGTGAACGTCGAGAGCATCGTGGGTGATCTTCAAGACTTAATCGGCTCCCCAATTCTGGCAGCAGAAGAAGTATCTAGCGAAGAGCATCAGCCAGGTCAAGAAGTCGATCCATATGAGGATAGCTTCACCTGGACTTTCTACAAGCTGGCAACGATCAAGGGCTATGTAGATATCCGCTGGTACGGCAGCAGTAATGGCTACTACAGTGAAAGCGTTAGCTTTGCATTGTTGCCAGAGGAAGGAATCCCGCAATGAACCAACCCATGACCCCAATCGAGCTTATCGCTTCGGCCTTGGCGATGGTCTCCACATTTGCCCTGTTCTGGTGGGGCGCCGGCCACCTGATCAGGATGGCGACGGATCTGTACGAACGCTTTCATGGCCGGGAGGGCAAGTGATGACTATCGGAGTTGTATCAGAAATCATCTGTGATGATCCTAAAATTATCGAACATCGCACTTTTGATATCGGATTCCAAGCTAATCGGTATCGCTGGGATTGTAGCAATAAATGCCATGCAGATATTTTCTACATCGATGGGAGTGATGAGAAAACTTGGTTGCAGGATAAGCGATCCTTCTTGAAGGCTCTTTTTAAGGAGGATAAAAATGCTTGACATCGGACTGACAATTCTAGGGCTGATCATCGCCTACCTGCTGCTATGCCTGATCTTCGGAACTGAAGAATGCCACAAGGAATACGATGATGAGTAAGCCGAAGAAAAGCTCCGTCATCAACCCGCTGATGCTGATCGCCGCCAAGAACAAGCCCGACCAGGAATCGGTGGACAAGATTCACATGGTAGTGCTGACAGCGCTGGATGCGGCAAAGCGCGGAAAGTGTCCAAACGGGCTGGCAAACACTCTGACCGAGCATCTGCTAGTCGGAGTCATCATGTGGTCCAAGATGGGCAACAGGCCGCTATACGACCGCGCTGTGGCCGCTTGGACCGCGATGGGCAAGGCATGCCAGCGCCCGACCGAGCTTCTGGATCTGACCACGACCGAATACCAGGCTATTCGACACGCAATGCAGTATTACCTGCGAGCCATCCCACAGCTTGAAGTGGGAAAACTGACATCGCTGTTTCTGGAGGCCCAGCGGAAGCTGGCGGCATGAACATGACTTCAACTATTCATTGCTTTACTGGTCACTTCAAAGAAGGCGACGAATTTACAATTGCCGGCCATGGCTATGACCGCAAAGATCGCCTGATAATCAATGGTCATTTCGTTGAAACAGGCAAGAAGACACGGGCTAAAATTGTAAGGCTCCGGCTTTTTGTGGTCAAAAAAGTCAGTAATGGCACCATGGATATCGCGCCTAAACTTATCCCGCGCACAAGCGCATAACCACGAAGGAGAAGTACAATGTTTGGATTGCTGAAATCTGTAGTTGATCTGGCCGGAGACGTTGCGACGGTTGTCACGAAGCCAGTAGAAGCCGTTGTTGACTTGGCCGATGCTGCCATTAAGCCGGTGGCGGAAGTTGCCAAGGAACTGGCGAAAGACGTCAAGAGCCTCAAGGATTAGCCCTTGCACACCTGAGCCATACAGCCTACACTGGAGACTCATCTTCGATTCATTTTCTCCTCCAGTGGTACAAGTCCCCGGCGCCCTGCCGGGGCAATTTTCTGGTAGGATGGAATTGTGATGAATGCGCAGGCTGATGCGCCAAGAGAAGGCAGTCGCAAGCTGCTGGAACTCTTTACGGATGATCAGTGTCCGACGAATGGGAAGGGCCGCAATCCTTTCTAGGAGTAAGCCGGAGATCAGCGCCGGCCATCACAGTGATAAGTGCAGGAAAGTTAGATGAAAGAATCGGTCGAAAGCCCGCTGCATTTATCACAAACTGCCCTCGTATGATGGCAACGGAGCAGCAATCCGGGCGAAGCCGAAACTGTTGTGGCGGCTGGAGAAAATTAGTGCCAGCGACTGACCGGGCGTAAGCGGTCTGCTAGAAAGCCGTGGTACTGCAAGCCACCACCCTGGGGCAGAGACAGGGGCTAGACCGCGCACGTTCTTGAATCGAAAGATAGGTCTTAAATGGCCCGTCAAGAGGTGCGAGGTGTAGCCAGCACCGCGAAGGCTTAGCCCCTTCGCACAATTCAGCACTCTCGCCTGACTCGACATTCTGCACGCTGCTCTATGCGAGGTGCTGGCTGCAAATTCTACTATGACCGATCTTCGATTAGCCAAAGCCAAAAAAGATGCCGATACACTGGAGAGCGCTCTTTCGGTCATTGACGACCTGCGCGCCAAGGTTGCATCTGGCGAAGTAAAGGCATTCGTCGCGGTTGGGATAACACCTGACCATGAGACGCTAGAATGGGCCGGCTACGCACAGAAGACCACGCGCCTAGAGATGCAGGGCGCAATCATGCAACTATTCCGCGAATACTAAGCAATTCCACAACGAAACAATCTACGCTATCATTCACCTACCGACGCTGCCCGGAAGGCAGTAGACCGAAGGTAGAGCGACATGGCAGCAAAATCCCCATCCGACAAGTCCAAGCCTGGGCCTAAAGCGTGCAAAACGCGTAACAATGTTTCCGAAGATTCACAGAAAGTCTCAGAAAACGTGGAGAAACACCAGGGAAGTGTTAAATATGATCGACGCCACGATAATCCAGGGCGCCCAACGATATTTACACAGGAACTTGCTGACAAAATCTGTGAGCGAATCGCTAATGGGGATAGCTTGCGTAAGATCAGTCGTGATGAAGACATGCCACCAGCGGGAACAGTTCTACGATGGGTAGCACACGATTTAATATTCCGTGAACAATACGAAGCTGCCATGGAGCAACGTGCCGAGTATCTGTTCGAAGAAATGTTCGAAATCGCAGACGAAACAAAGCTGGATACCATCGAGACAGAAACAGGTGAGCGTCCGAATGCGGAATGGATCAGCCGGTCCCGCCTGCGCGTCGATGTGCGCAAGTGGGCGCTCTCCAAGATGATGCCGAAGAAGTACGGAGATAAGCTGCAAGTAGGCGGTGCAGAGGATTTGCCTCCTCTAAATAAGATGAGCGATGCCGACTTGGAGAAAAAGATTGCAGAGCGCTTGGCAGCACTGAAAGGCAAATAATGGGTAGCTTATCCCGCAACGAGCAGGAGGAATTGCTTGCTCTGCTGGATGAGCAGGAGCGACGCCGGAACGTCTATCGCTATCGCTCGATGTACGGCCAACTATACGACTGGCAAAAGGAATTCATCAGCGCGACTGCTGAATACACGCAAGTCTGCCTGATCGCTGCTAACCGAATCGGCAAGACGTTCACAGGTACATATGCGGATGCAATCCATGCGCTCGGAGACTATCCGGAGGATTGGGCCGGTCATCGGTTCGAACATGCCCCGCTGATCTGGTGCTTGGGCTATTCTGGTGAGAAGACGCGAGACTTGCTGCAAACCCCTCTTGTCGGGCGGAAAAATGGATCTTCGTTTGATGGTGGCTTGATCCCTCCAGAGCGCATCCTTGGCTATGAGGCCATGGTTGGCACACCAAATGCATTGCGAACTGTTCTTGTGCAGCATTCATCTGGTGGTGTGTCTCGCATCCAGTTCTGGTCATACTCGCAGGGCCAGCATGCGCTGATGGGTGACGGTGTTGACTGGTTTCATATTGACGAGGAGCCACGTGATACAGCAATCTTCCCGCAGGTGCTTGTGCGTACCGCGACTGGTGATCGCAACCAGGGCGGGCGAGGAATCCTAACATTCACCCCAGAGAATGGCCGAACTGAGCTTGTCATCCAATTCATGGACGATCCAAGCCCAGCGCAAATCTGCATGCAAAAAGGCTGGGATGATGCGCCGCACTTGTCCGATAAGGTAAAGAGTGATTTGCTGGCCAGCTTCCCAGCCCATCAGCGAGAAATGCGAACGAAAGGTGTCCCTATGCTTGGCCATGGCCGAATCTACGATATGGCGGAAAGCGATATCACATGCGATCCATTCGATATTCCAAAGCATTTCCATGTAATTGACGGTATGGACTTCGGCTTTGATCACCCGCAGGCACAGATACAGCTTGTAGAAGATCGGGATAACGGCATGTTCTATCTAGTTCGGGCCTGGAAGAAGCAGCGAGTCTCACCAAATGAAGCATGGGGAGCAGTGAAGCAGTGGGCTGAGAATGTTCCTACCGCGTGGCCGCTCGATGGTTTGCAAACTGAAAAGGGTAGCGGCAAGCAGCAGAAAGCCTATTACTCTGAGGCTGGATTCAAGATGTGTCATGAGTTCGCAACCTGGCCGGATGGGTCGAATGGGGTTGAGGCTGGTCTATACGAGTTACGTGACCTTATGATCAAGGGGAAATTCAAAGTCTTCTCTGGTCTGCACGAATGGCTTGACGAGTTCCTGCAATATCACCGGGACGAGAACGGGAAAATCTCCAAGACTCGCGATGACTTGCTTGACGCAACACGCTATGCCTACATGATGCGACGGTTTGCTATTCCATATGGAGAGATCGGAAAGCCCAAAAAGCCAACAAATGCCTCTCCACTTCCTATGGTTTCCCACTTTGCAAGACGTTGAGGGTAGAATCAGG